TTGTCAAGCACCTACCAACTTGGTTGGTTTAGACAACGAATCTTTAAATTTACATACACAGATAACTACCCAATGCGTATTCAAGACATTGAAGTTGATATTAACAAAGGAACCACATGACCGTATCTACTAACTTTTCAGCAGGGACTGTAGTCACAAGCGATTGGCTTAATGCAGTAGATGCGACAATCTTTGATTATGTATATAACGTTAGAGATTATGGTGCTACAGGGAACGGTACTACAGATGATACTGCTGCCATTCAGGACGCAATTGACGCTGCCGGTGCTGCAAGTGGGGGAGTAGTTTTTTTACCTCCAGGTACTTACATTGTAAGTGATACATTAACCTTTTATTATCCTCGTGTGTTTTTCCGTGGGGCTGGTATGTGGAATACCAAACTAAAGCGCACTACAGATTATGGTGAGACTATTATCTTTGGTGGAGGTCAGACAGGTACGGGTAATGTTTTAACAGACACTGGTATTAGTGATTTAACTATTGAAAGTGCTGGCCTAATGACTAGCGGTGCCCATATCCGTTATAGTGGAGTTGCTCGTCATCAACTAAAAGGTATTTATCTACTACAAGGCTTTATTGGTATTCGTGCTGAGGCTTTGACAGCGGCTTATTGGTCTGATATTTATTGTGTGTTTACCAATCTATTTGGTGGTACAGCCACTGGTCGTCGGTACCTACAATTTGGTGCGGCTTCTTCTTATAGCCACAAATCCTGTGGTGATCTATTTATCACTAACTTTAACGTTCGTGGTAATACTTCAGGACAAGTAACTGAATTTGGTATTAACATTGATGCAGCCGACGGTATCTGGTTTGAAAACGGTCACGTAGGTAATTCAACTGAAGCAAACATTCGTATTGGTGGTCCCACTACTGATATGATTAATCTTGTTTTCTTTTCTAACGTGATGACTGATGAAGGTACAGGTTATGGTATCTTGTTGGAATCCTATGCTTCACTTGCATTTAGGTCCATTAAGTTTGTAAACTGTATGATTAAGTCAGGGGGCACCCCTGCCTGGGGAACTGGTGGTATTGTAGTTGCAGCAGGATGTACTGTAAGTGGGCTGTCTTTTGATAACTGTACAGTAACGGAATATGGTAGAACAGGGGTTACGTTAGCTTCTACTGATTCTAACATGATTACTTTTTCTAACTGTACTGTGCGGGGCAATGGTAGAAACACAGCAGATACATACGCTGGCTACAGCATCTTAGCTGATGTTTCTTCTGTAGTTATTTCTGGTGGTTCTTCAGGAAAAGCCTACGATTCTGGCGGAACTGGTACACAGAGTTATGGTGTTCAATTTTCTACTGGGCATAGTAATGTTTTAGTGGACGGTGTGGACTTAACTGGAAATAGTCTTGGATCGGCTATTGGTGGTAGTAACACTGTGTTAATCCTTGACAGTTGTTTATCCCAAGATAGTACAACCGTTGCAAGCGGTTCCACAGTAACTCCACCTGCCATTGGGAATGTAATTACAGTTACTGGTACTACAACAATCAACAACGTTCAGGTATCCCGTGTTGGTCGAATTATTACACTATTATTCACTGATCCAGTTACGGTAAACGACACTGGCAACTTAAAATTAGCTGGTGCCTTTAGTGCTACTGCTGACGACACTTTAACACTTGTATATGATGGTAGTTATTGGCTTGAAATTTCAAGGAGTGCTAACTAATGGCTAATAAGCTCCCCCCGCTTCCTGTAGGGGTTGCTCCTGGAAGTGGCTATTGGAATGACTGGTATGAAAAGCTAAGAACTTTAATTAATAGCTTTGCTGCTGGTTTTCCTTTTAGCTCTATCACTAGCTTACCTACTACTTTATCTGGGTATGGGATTACTGACGCTGCTCCAATAAGTCACGTAGGTACTGGTGGAACTGCTCATGCAAATGCGGTGGCCTCTGGCGCAGCAGGTTTTATGACAGGAGCAGACAAAGCCAAATTAGATGGTGCTGAAGTACAATCCAATAAAGATGCTGTTTCTGGTTATGCCGGCCTTAACTCAGTAAGTAGAACAACAAAAGGTGTTGATACTACTGATGATGTTGTAATTGATCTTGCTACTAAAGGTTTGGTATTAAAGGATACCGCAGGTACTCCACACTATTGGAGAATCACTGTAAGTACGTTAGGCATTTTAACTGCTACAGATTTAGGCACAACTAAACCTTAAGGAACAATATGCCAGGTGAATATGATTTAGGTGATTTAGGTGGTGTACTAGGAAGTAATCTGTATGACTCCCTCTTTAGTTCGAAAGGATTTTCTGGGTATAATGACGGGACTAGAGGAGAAGGTCCTATCTGGGCCAGTGCCTTTGGTTATAATGAGGAGGATGGTACTATATGGAATCCAACCCCTAATGAAGATGCAATGTCCGCGTTTGATAATTATACTTTTAACTGGCAACCACAAGGAGGTCATGCAGGTTTGCTCACTGCTTTTGATCCTCAAGGTAACCAATATGGAACATACCGACAAAAAGGCGAGGATAACTTTACCAAGCTAATTGGTATGGTTGCCCCCATGATTGCCACAGGTGTTTTGGTGGTGCTCTCTCTGGTTTGTTTGGTGGAGGTATTCTAGGTGGTGCTGCTGGATATGGGCTGGCTTCAGGTAGCATGACTGCTGCTCAAGGGGGGGACTTTGGTAAGGGCTTTCTAGGTGGGGCTATTTCTGGTGGTTTGCAGGGACTGGCGGCAGGTACTCCTGCTGTAATGGGCAACAACCCCAGTGCATATGTGCCAGCAACGCCAGGAAGCTCTCCAGCGGGCCTAGCAGGCATTAATAGCCACTACCAGGAGCTACCCCTACTGGAAGCGGGGGGAGCTTATTAGCCATTAGTTAGCACTCCTTGAAGTTTCAATCCAATTAGTACCATCACTAACTAAAGTTAAACAGTCATCTGCTGTTGTTGTAAAGTTACCTGCAATTTTTAAATTACTCCCATCAACCACAGTAAGCACTCCCTGGAAAATTAAAGTAATACGTCTTCCTGCGCGAGAGGCTGGGATTTGCTCAATGTTTGTTGTACCTGAAATTGTAAATACATCACCACCTGTAGGAATAGTAAGTGTAGTTGCACTTGCAATTGTAGTGCTTTCTTGTGTTAAACAATTATCAAGAACTCCTACAACAGTAGTACCACCATTAACTGAACCTAATGTGTTTCCTGTTAAGTTAACCCCACTAACAATAATATTTTCGTGTCCTGTAGAAAACTGAATTCCGTATGATTGAGTGCCGACAGCAGAGGAGGCATGTGATTGTCCCGCAATACCACCAATAATAGATACGTTTTTAACACCTGCTAATAGGTTATATCCAGGATAAGTATCAACAGCATTACGACCATTACCACGTACAATGCAGTTTGAGAATACCATATTACGTGCTGTAGTGGATTGAATAGAGACACCTGTACCACCATACTCAGTGATAACACAGTTGTTCATATATAAACCATCCATAGTGCAACCTGAAGCAATAACAATACCATTATCTGCATAAGCTACAGGAGAACCACTAGATTTAAACAAACAGTTTGAAAACTGCACTGTTCTAAACCCTAGCCCAGCATAAGAATCAAAAATTAAACCAGAGCCAGTGCCTTCGTCACTAAACACTGTATCGAACCAAATAAGGTTTAAAATATCGGTAGTGGGACCGGCAATTCTAATGTTAGCAGTTACAGTATTACCTACGTGCCCATTAGAAAACCATAGACCATCCGCTGCATTAATGTTAATGCCATATTCAATGACGTTTGCTGATGTGGTGCTTCTTACGTTAAAGTCACTAATAAAAACGTCACCGCTAGAGGGATGAGGAAAAGCGGTAGCAGCCCCAAATTGCATATAACGACGGCCCGATGAAGACCCACCATAAAGTTGAGAGAAGACTAGGTAAATATTACTAATAGACGCTGCCATTAGCCCGTCTGCTTGGATACCAATAAAACCATCTCTAAAATAAATACTTACTACGTTTACTCTAGCAGCACCATTGAATCTAACATGAGCACCACTAGTAGTAAGTCCAGTAGAAAGAAAACCAAGTTCTTCTACACCAACCCCTACAACCACATCACCAGTAGTTTCGTTACCACTAAAAAATAAAGTATCTCCATAGTCTGTAGTACGTTTAATTGTTGTGTTCCACATTCCAGAACCAATAATACGTACACCATGGTTATCAACAATAAGAGTGTCACTAACTAAATAAGTACCTGGGGGAAGTAATACTAAGCCACCACCATTTGCTTCCGCTGCATCAATGGCGTCTTGAATGGCAGTAGTATCATCTGTAGTACCATTGCCAATAGCACCATAGTTTTTAACATTAAATACATCGTCAAATACAGTGGAATCTACTGCATTAAGCCAGTTGCTTGTGACTACAGTTCCTGCTGAAAAATTAGTAGAGGCCGTCATGTGGTTCCTTTGTTAATATCAACTTCAATGTCTTGAATACGCATTGGGTAGTTATCTGTGTATGTAAATTTAAAGATTCGTTGTCTAAACCAACCAAGTTGGTAGGTGCTTGACAA